GACTTGATTTAAGTGTAATGTCTACGTTTTTATTCTTTTCATAGACTGGTATAGTTTGTATATGTTCTTCTAAATATGGAGCATCAGATACTTCATATTCATCTAATTGATTTGAGTCATATACATCAGGATAGTCAGATTTACCTAAGCGTTTGAGATTAGTTTCATATAGACCTATCTTACCAAAGTGTAACTTAACTCTGTGTACAATAAGTGAAGAATTAACATCGGCAAAAGATTTTTCTCCCGAAACTTTAGTCGGATATATTCTAGGAAACTCTACAAGATATTCATAAAGGTATCCTATCTTTAATGTAACTCCTGACCAGTTTCCCGGAACTGTAAAGCTAGTTGTACTGGTAGCCGTAGGTTTAGCATACCTAGCTATTCTAGTTGCACTTGAGTTTATATCCACAATAGCCAACTCATAATTAGGTGTAGTTACTTGAGGCATCCAACTTACACTGCTGAATGTAGTTAAGTTAGTTGTTGCGTTATACGATCCACCAGATATATCAGTATGGTTATCTAAATGTATAAGATAATTTATATCATCTTGATTAATACTAGGCTCCTCATCTGACTGTACTAATTTGATAGATTGTAAGAAGTTATCTGTATCTACAAAATAGTAGTCATCATTAATAATAAAGTGGTATTTTAATGGATTATTAAGTTTCCATTTAAACCATGCTTGCTGTTGTTTTCTATCTCCTATAGCTAGATACTTATATCCATAAACAAAGCAATTACTATCATTAGATTTAGCCATTAGTATTAATGAGTTTTCTCTAGAGTTAGTAAGTAAATCTATATTTTTAGGTAGTAGTGAAGGTACAAGCTTACTGATTTCTACAACGTCAGGCTCTCCTTCTCTGGATGTATTAGCCATTTCATTGACTCGACTATACTTACCTGAGTTATCAATATATGATATAGTTGTACCTAATGATATAGGAGGTACATCTTTGTTGTAATTATATGTAGATACACTACGTAGTTTTGCTGTATCTGGGTTCAGAACTGTGTCATCTGTAGATAGTAAGAACTGTTGGTTAGTGCTAAATACAAGTAAACCGGCATTAATTTCTATGCCATCAAAAATTTCTGACGGAAACATAGAGGCAGCTGATATATCAATAGGGTCGCTAGCTGATACAGTCAGAGCTGATTCTATAAAAAAGTCAGGTTCTCCTAATGTACCGGGTCTTGACAGTATAACATTCTCTCCAGCTAATACAGCTAATCTGTTACGAAAGAATAATACTTTGTTTATACGTTTACCTACAAAGGTAGGCATAGGGTTAGTAATAGTATCTCCTACACGTCGGTCTGCGTAGGTAAATTGTTTAATAGTAAATGTAGCTATTTCACTTGATGTACCTTGGTTAGCTAAAGCTGTTCTCTGTATCACTAATGGCATATTAGTCAGAGTTTTAGTTATATTTGGTAAAGCACATTCAACCCATGATCCAGTACCATCTAAATTATTTTCTCCTTGAAATTGTAGGTAGTAATCATCTTCATCAGACATTCTAGCATTAGCTACTTTAACTATGTAACCATGTCTACACATATTAGGTAGTAAGGTAACTTCGTTAATAGATTTCTGAAAGACTCTCATGAGATCTTCTTCTACAATCTCTACGTTAAACGGGTTATTACTAGATAAATATATACCCGGTCCTATGACCTTAGCATTAACACCTGATGGTAAATCTGACACAATACCAGCTAATATAGTATCAGCTGTAACTGCTGTATCAGCATCAAAAGGTGTAGGTGTGGGTCGAATGAGTCCATCGCCTGCACTAGATAAAGTAGCTTTAACCTGTGTAGTTTCTATCTCTTCTACACGTATAGTATAATTAGCACCTTCCATAGTAACTGTTACTGTGTTACCTACATCCCATCCTTCACCACCATGTAGTAATACCACTTCTGGTTGATAGCTGCATCTATAGTTAGTACCACCCGGTCCGTTGTTGTTAGCACTATAATTAGGACTAACACCTTGCTGACCAAGAGTTGTGATTCTAAATATAAGATTTTTTTTAGTTGAACCGGAAGATGTACTAAATACTTCAGTACCTATACTGGGACAGTGACCTGTACCGTCAGATTCATCGAGTGTATTACTACTAATTTTTATACGTGTCGCTCGTTTTACAGTAGTAAGGCTAGAAGTAGCAGAGCTATCGTAAATATTAATACCGTATTGACGTCCATTTTCTGTTCTCAGTAGTTCTATCATAGCACAATGAGGCTCTGGTCTATCAAATGTAGTACCAGTTTCACCAACTAAAGTGTTAGAATTAGAACTATCACGATTAGTAACAAAGGTAGTGTCGTTGATAGTAAGGAATTGTAAATTTTCGGGATCACTTGTTGCTAAATAATTTTGTATTGCTGTTTGTCCACCAGTACCATAAGTTATGTTTTGTGCAGCTCCGGCGTTATCACCGCTTGCTTTCCATACTTTAAGTGCTCCTGATGAATCTATTTGTCCCACATATGCACCTTCGTTATCATCACGAAAGTAATGAAACCAAGATCCACCACTTGCTACACTAGCTAATGGTGCAGTACCTACTCTGGCTGCACCCGGTCTTTTAAATAGACCGTAAGTTACGTCAGGTATAGCGTTAACTATGTTTCTTACCTGACCTTGGAATTTTAGATGATCTGGCTGTTCAGATATACCTTGGTTAAAACTAGCTATAGTTTGTGTTATGCCTGCCATTATCTTGCTAAGTTCCTCCAAGGTTGATATGTAGTATATGAAGTTTCATCTGGGAATCCCATCATGCTGTGATTACCTTGATTACATTCGTACTCCATAAGACTAGCTCTGCTTAAACCTTCTTGGGTAGTTAAAAGTTGTACTAATTGTGGGTTAGCTACAAGTTGAGTAGCTGCCATTCTAGATGCTCTATAAGTAATATGTCTTCTGAATACTGGAGGTAAGTCTTCAAACTCATATATCTTTGTAACATCTAGTACAAATTTTTCTGTGTCAGGAAACTGATCTGTGTGAGTTATCTTGTCATACAAGAATCCTCCACGTCTTACAAAGTTATATGTTCTTTCATGCCAGTTGTTGTGAAAATCTAATTTAACTACATCTGCTGGAATAGTTACTTTGTTAGTAGTAGAGTCTACTTGAAATTCTACATGTTCTTCTTTATTAAAATGCCAGCCTTCTGACTGTACATCTATGCTAGCATCTTTTAATAAATTATATATAAATTGTATTTCTGGGTTTGCGTTTGTGATTGCCCCAGTTACAGGATCTTTTAACTGTGTTATTGGAGCCTGTCCGATAGCTCCCAGTATTGAATTT